TGACAAGAAAGAGGAACGAACCTAGTTTCTGCGCATTGCATAAATCCAAACCAAATGGAGAAGTGAAATGGATATTGCACTACTGAAGCGAATTGCCGAAGCGAATGCTGCTGGTGTCGCAATCTATGTTTCGCAGGCAGAGGGTGTCCCGCTGCTTAATCACAATCCGGCATTGATTTCGATCAATCCGGGTCAAACTGACCCTGCTGATAGCAATCGCTACGCAGCTATGCTTACAACCGAAGGTGCTCGAATGATTTCCAATACTCAGAATGGTGCGGCTCAGGCTGCTCCGAAGTTTGCTGTTGCTTCTGGTTTGGTTCTTCCGAAAGTTACACGTCGTGGTGGTGGCGGTGCTCAGACGAAGTATCCGTTTGAACAGCTTGAGGTTGACCAGCATTTCTTTGTCGCTGATAGCGATGTTGAAAAGGGTGACGCCTTCAAGACGGTTTCGTCTGCTGTTGGTTCGGCCAATCAGCGTTTCGCGGTCGAGACTGGCAACGTCAAGACTGTTACCCGTGCGGTGCGCGATGAAGGCAATAAGGCTGTGAAGGGTCCTGACGGTAAGAACGTCATGGAGACTGTCACCATTCCTGAGAAGCGGTTTACCAAGAAGTTCGTGGCCCGCAAGGTCGAAGGCGGCAAGGCTTACGGCTCTTGGACTGCTCCTGCTGATGGTGCGATTGTCGCTCGCATCCAGTAAGTATCACAAGCCTGCCGGATGTACGCAGGCTTGACTATCTGGCCCGTCACTTGTAACAGAGTGGCGGGCTTTGCTTTAACTGCTAAAGACAAAAGGAAATGGAAATGGTGCGTAAACCTGTTGATATCCCCAAGCCAATGGCTGATTTCGATGATCCTTTGATTATCATGGTTTACGTAGTTAGCTTGGACGATGACAAGAAAGTCGCTGAGCACAAGATTGATTATAGCAAAGCTGATGCTAGAAAATTCCTTGGAAAGCTGACCTTTTGGGCTATCAACAATAGACATTACATTCAAACAATGTTACTGTCTGATGTTGATTTGCCAACGAAAGGTGACTGAAATGAAACGTTTTGATTATAGCACGGCAGACGGCCAGAAGCGGCTCATGGCAGAGAGTGCCGGGCTTCCTTCTGACACTTATCTTAAAAAGATTAATTTGGTAGCGGTAGGTGATTACGGGGCTGACCCTATGGGAGATGGCACTTTTCGTATGGTCCCAAGTGGCGATGTTGTTGATTTAGAGGAACGCAATAAGCGATTGGGTGTTAAGAATGTCTGAATACGTCAATACAGTAGAGCTTTCGATTGCTGATGTGGTTCGATTGACGTTCTACGATCAGTTTCCAGTGGCCGATGGTTCGTCAGAACGTGAGTTTGTTTGTCAGTTATCAATGCAACCTGAGTTTCTTCGTCAGCTTTATAGAACGATTGGTGAAGCTATCACGAAGCATGAACGTCAGAGTGTCATGCCTGCTGACAGCAGAGGAATGAACTAATGTGGCTCTATTGGATACGTGGTTGGAAGAAAGTATTTCCGATGAAGTATCATTTAGAGTTTGATCGTGAAGCAGTCATCAGCAAATATCTGCTGACTGAGAGTGAACGTTTATTGACATTGGACGAACTGGTTGTAAAGTATCCTTGTCCTAAAGTGTAGGTAAAAGCGGGCATGGCGAAATTGGCGAAACGCAACAGACTTAAAATCTGTCACATTAGAAACGTTGTCGGTTCGAATCCGACTGCCCGCACCAAACAATAACAGGGTATAGCTCAGTTGGTAGAGTGCCACATTTGGAGTGTGGAAGTCGCAAGTTCGAACCTTGCTACCCTGACCAAGTTTAGCTGCTTTAGCTCAGTTGGTAGAGCAATCGCCTTGTAAGCGATAGGTCACAAGTTCGAGCCTTGTAAGCAGCACCAAATTGAAAGTTGAATATGAAATATAGACTATTGACATTACATCATTGGTTAGATAGAACAGGTATCGGTCAGTGGTTAGGAATGCTGACTATAATGTTGATGTTGACAATTTTATTCAAGGTGGTGATACCATGGTTAAACGTGTAGAAGCTTTCAAGGCTGAGGACGGATCGTTGCATGAAACAGAAAAAGACGCAAAGCTGTGTGATCTGATTGATGTAATTTGTAAAGAACACCCAGTAAGATTAGAGCTTATACATCTGCTAAATATCGCCCTGAAGTTAAATCGCGATGCGCTCATCATGCAGATTGAGAAAGATTGGTGTTGACAAGGTTGCCTCTCACGCTATGATGCGATTGCTGGGTAACGTCCTGCCCGGTCTTTCTCCCCTCAGACTTCACCCTTCGATGTATGATTGCATCGAAGGGTTTTTCTTGTTATATGCATGGGCGGTAATGTGAAAATATAAACAGGTCATGAAAACTTCTGGAATTTACAAAATAACTAATTACGCCAATGGTAAAATTTATATCGGCAGTTCTTCTCATATTGAAAGTAGATGGTCAGATCATTTTAAGACACTGAGGCGCAACTGTCATAAGAATACACATCTTCAGCGCGCTTGGAATAAATATGGCGAGGAGTGTTTTATTTTTGAAATCATCGAGCTTGTAGAAAAATCAAATTTGTTAGTTAGAGAGCAGTATTGGATAGATACTCTAAATGTTTGTGATGGTGAAGTTGGATATAATATAGCTAGAAAAGCTCAAAGTGTGATAGGTGTAAAAAGGTCTGCTGAAACTCGTGCTAAAATGTCAGCTTGGCAGATAGGCAGAAAGCTTCCAGAAGAGACTAGGATTAAAATAGGTAAGGGCCATAAAGGTAAAAAGCTGACAGCTTCGCAAATAGAAGTTATAAGAAAAAACAGTACTGGCCGAAAACATTCTGACGAGACTAAAGCTAAGATTAGTGCTGGAAATAAAGGAAAGGTTATATCACAAGCGTCTAGATTAAAAATGTCGCGAAGACGCCTTGAATATTTTCAAAATCGTGATAACTCTTCTCGATCATGACGCATTCATTCATGCAGGGTAGCGATATGTTCACAGCATGGCCAGCGCAACAGCCACAGCGCGAGTTGCCTGATTATGCCGATGACGCAAAGTTAAAGCAGGCTTTCGCTATCGAGCTTGCTAAGGGTGCTTCGCCGTTTGACGCGGCGTTGATCGTTGCAGAAAACCAAACGAACAAGGCTCTCTGGATAAGCGTTAATTGGGTGAAGGACATAAGCGTTATCGCCCAACGTGATGCCTACATCGAGGCTAACAAGAAGGTTGAAAAACCTCTTGACAGAGACGGACTTTTAGCGAAGATCATGGCGATTGTAGATGCTCGCGACGAATACAATCGACCACTTGTCGAAGCGAAGGACCGGATTACTGCGTTAAAGCTCTATTCTGACATTCTTGGCTTTACAGGTAAGGTAGAGAATAACAACACTGTGAATAATAGCTTTGCTAACAAGACTGTCAATCTTGTCATGGTCAAACCTGATGATCGTTCGACAACAATTGACCAGTCTCCAAATACTAAATCAGAAATCATAAATGAAAAACCACTTTTGACTAACATTAAGTTGGTCAAAGCCTCATAACTCATGGAGTTGACAATGAAGTCTCGTATTCTCGCTTTCGCGTTGCTTGCTCTTGGTCTTGGCTCGTCTGCGGCCTTTGGTCAAGCGTTTCCGAACTATCCGACGCTTAACGTTCCCGCTGACACGCAGTGTCTTGCGTATGGTAACAATGGCCGTTGTACGTCTTGGCGTCCTGCTGGTCCCACCGCACTCACTGGTGATGAAACTATTCCGGCTGATACCAACGCTGCCAATGGTGCTAATCCTCAGACGATCCGCATCCCGGTGACTGGTGTTGGCGGTGGTAAACTTGTCGTGGCTGTGCCTGTTACGACTGACGTTATCAACGTCGATGCTCAAACGCGGCAACTGATTGTCAACCCGGCAGGCACTATTGCTGCGCTGACTGTCAATCTTCCAGCCGCTTCGGCGACTATGGTTAACGGCCAGCGTGTCGGCGTTTGCGGCACTCAAATCGTCACTGCTCTGACAATGGGCGCTGGAACTGGTAACAGCTTTGGTAGCACGGTCACCAGCCAAGCTATGCTGGTCCCTGTTGTCACTGGCGCTGCTTCCTGCATGGAGTGGATTTACAGCAAAACTAGCGCAACCGCTGGTGTTTGGTTCCGTACTCAGTAATTCAATTCTAACTGGAAAGGATTACGGATATGTATCCAAGCACACGAGTAGGTCAGTACACACCTAGCAAGCAGCTAGTTAGCGGTGCTGACATCAATAGCATTAACAATCAAATCAGCGGCGCTGTCGATGGTTTGGTTGCAAAAGCTGGTGGTGGTAAGGCTGGTGCTACACCGCTCACTGCCCACGTCAATACTATTGCTACATCCGCTACGGCGGCTGATAGCGTCATCTTGCCGAAAGGCTTTGCAGGCGCTGAAGTGTGGGTGATTAACGATGGTGCCGAGGCTGTCCAAGTTTTCGGACTTGGTAACGACACCATTGACGGCGTGGCAACAGGTACTGGTGTTTCTGTCGCCGCTGCGTCTAAAACCATCTTCAAGTGTAACAAGGCATCACCACCTGTCAGTTCTGGTGGAACTGGTGTTGCTAACTGGGTTACCAAGTAATCAATCGACCGTGCCTGCTAACTGTGGGCACGGTCTTTTTGCAGGTGGATCATGAAAAAGCTATTCCTTTCTTTAATCGTGCTGATGCTTCCGACATTAGCATTTGCGCAAAACAATCCTCGAAATCCATGCTATTATTTAACACCAAATAGCACAAACTGTCAACCAGTGTCTACTACTACCCCGCTTCCTGTTGCAGTTAATCAGTATCCGGCGAATGCAACACCGATCAGCGGAAATGCCACCGGAACTACTGGAGCGGTCGTCGGAACGCTCGCTGGCGCAGCCGCTAAGACGACTTACATTTGCGGTTTCAGCGTGTCGGCTATTGGCGGTACAGCTTCAGTTGGCCCGATTACGATTGCTGGTTTGGTTGGAGCATCGCAAGTATATCAGCTTGCTAGTTCGGCTAGCGGAACGACGTTGACACAAGGTTTCAGCCCGTGTGTACCAGCATCCGCAGTTAACACTCCGATTACAATTACTACAACCGCTAATGGTACGGCTACAGCGGTTAGCGTAAATAGTTGGGGTTATCAACAGTAATCGCTATGACCACTGAAGCTGCTAACATCGAGTTTATCGACAAGCTAGGTTTTCTAGTATTCGAGAGTGCTCGCTTTAAGGTAGCTTTCGGAGGCAGGGGTAGCGGCAAGAGCGAGGGTGGAGCCTTAGCTTTAGTGCTTTTATCAGGTGCGAAGAAG